GGTGACGTTGAAAGAGGCTGTGCGTAACGGATACGTATCACAGTTTCAAGTATTCAATCTTGGTCTACGTATGAGCGAGGCCGAAGAGAAGCGATACAAGGAAGTGACAGATGCTTACTACAAAGCATTTGCTATCTTCAACAACCGGTTTCATGCAGCTATGCGTTGTATGCAAGACCGACAGTACCTGTCTGTATTCACTAGAAACTTGGCAGGATGGGATGAACAGCAAGTGCTCAACCAAGCACGTGCGTTCAACAGAGCGATGCAAGCACGCAAGCAGCTCATCTACAAGAGTGCTACAAAGCGTGAAGCAGCAAAGAAACTCATCGACATATTCGATGTGCCCACTATTACGTTCAGCGAGAGTGTGGACTTTGCAATTCAATTGAATAAAGAGACGCAGCCTTGGGGTGCAGCTTATCATTCTAAAATATCCAAGTACGCTCGCCAAAACGTATTGGATTCCTTTGCGGACCTTCGCACAGATGTACGTGTCATTCACACTGCACGTGCTCTTGACGAGGGGTTTGACGTAGAGGGTATTGAACTGGCAATAGTCTGCTCCGGTACTTCTACACCTAGGCAGGATCTGCAACGTACAGGTCGTGCTATTAGGTTCAAGGAGGGTAAGACCGGAGTCATTGTTAACCTATATCTGAAAGATACTCAGGATGAAAAATGGCTTAAAAAACGACAGAGCAAATCAGCGAACGTCCAGTGGGTTCACTCCATCGAGGAACTACTCGATAAGTCCAATGACTCTCTACTCCGAAATCCTATTACTAGTTAAAGCTGGTAAGAGGAAGTGGACAGACGAGCCTTGGCAGTTCCAACTGTCTCTAAGCACAGAGATGAATATTGAGGCTACACTAGAAGTGATTCACAACTCTCTAGTAGAAGCCCGTGAGACCGAACAGAAAATACTGATGAAGGATGGTGTACCCGCTAGATAAGTATGTAAACGTACTGATTGAACTGGGTATTAGTCCTTCTCAGTGTTTGTTCTGTCAACTCATCTACGAGCAACGGCATGACCTGCTGTACAAATACGGTACAGAGGGTCGCATCTTTACGACTGCTGCCCTTGCTGACCTAGAAGAGAAGGGGTATATCATTGATACTAACCCCAGTGACAGGAGCAAATACGCAGATTTCTATGAGGTTACAGAGAAGTTCATCTCTACTTTCTACACTGCTACACCGGCTGATGGGGAAGAGTTCTGGAAGAGCTACCCCCCGTTCATTACAATCGACGGTAAGAAGATACCGGCTAAGGCAGTCAATAAGGAAGAGCTTATCAAATGGTACCACAGGCACATCGGTGCCGTCCACGATCACAAGAAAGTGATGGCGGCTTTGAAGTATGCAAAAGACAAGCGCCTTATCAGTATGCGTATTGATAAGTGGTTACAGTCTGCTGCCTTCGAAGACCTGTGGCAATTGATGATTGAACGACCCGCTGATACTGAGCTACCACATGACACAATCCTCTGAACTCCAAGTAGTCCCAATGGCTACAGTCGTAGAATCTACTCAGACTACGATTCACAGCTACATGGATGGCAAGATTCCCGTGATGAAAACACGCTGGGAGAAGGTCAACAAGATGCTATTGGGAGGTATGCAGTTCGGAATGGTCTATGTGGTAGCCGGTGCTTCAGGTCATGGTAAGAGTATGTTTCTAAACAACTTGCTCCGTGACTTCACCTCTACAGCGTACAACAAGTTTGACAAGCCTGTCAAGATTCTGCACTTCTCCTTCGAGATGTCTGCAGAGATGGAGCTGCTTAGGAGACTATCGTCACTAGCAGAAGTTCCACTTGATAAGATGCTGCATGCTGACCGTGCGCTTGATGATGTAGAGCGGACATTGATTGAAGACAAGCTTCGACAAATCAATGAGCCGTCTATCTACTTTGTTGAACAACCAGGTAACAGACTACAGATTGCACAAACTATATCACGGTTTGTCAATCAGCATGGTGACTGTCACTATGTAGTCTGTGTTGACCATACTCTGTTGGTTAACCCGATGCCTGGTGAAAACGAGATACAGACGCTAGCAGAACTAGGCAAGATGTGCATCGAAGTCCGAAAGAGATTCGGTGCTATGGTCGTTCTTATCTCTCAGCTCAATGACAAGATTGAGGGTGAGAAACGACGTGATCCTGATATGCCTAATCTACACTACCCGTTGAAGACAGATATTCACGGTAGTAAACAACTGTATCATGCAGCGGATGTGGTGATGGTAATACACCAGCCATCTCTGCTTGGCTTAGAGTCGTATGGTAGAAAGAATCTACCCACACGCAACCTCGTAGCTCTTCACTGCTTAAAGAACCGGCATGGTCAAGCAGCGATTACGCTACTCAAGAATAATCTCAGACATGGAACATTTGAAGAATGGGACGGTGGCGATTCGCCAGCGCGTAGAGACAACCCCTATGGTCTCTGAAGATGTTGCAGTTGGAAGTATCATTACCTCCTCTGTATATCTGCAAAATGCCAAACAGTTTGGTCGGATGAAGTCCATCCACACCTTTGCTGTTGTGGGTCACCATAGGGTGTTCAAGTTTATTGGTGAGGACCATGTAACTGCCTGTGCTCCAGATAGATATACCCGGTATGCTGATGACGTTATTGTCGAAGATCCGGAAGTTATTTCGTATCTTAGAGATCAGGCCCGTAAGAGCTTGGGGTCTCTGATTCAAGAATGCGAAGAAGGAGTATTTGATGATTGAACCACAGAAAATTACTGCGGCACGATCGCCGCAACGCTTGTTCATTTACGGCAAGCCAAAGGTGGGTAAGACTAGTGCAGTAGCACAGTTGCCCAAGCACTTGATTATCGACACCGAAGTCAAGGGCAAGTCTGACGGACAGTTGCTTGGTGGCACCTCATACTGTGAGGGTGCTACCAGTATTGTTGTTGAGTCTTTGAATGGACTCAAAGCCTGTCTTAGCTATCTCCAATCTAATCCGGAGAGCCACGACTTTGTAGTCTTGGATACTATCGACCACATCGAAGCGTGGGTTACCGATGCTGTTTGCCGCTCACACAACGTCAAGCATATTGGTGACATCCCACACGGCAAAGGCTGGTCACTGATGCGTAGCCAAGTGATTGCAATCGTGGAGCAGTTTGCTCGTGCATCCAAACACATCATCATCGTGGGCCACCAAAAGGATGGGCATGATGAAGAGGGTGTTGAAGTGCAGAAAATCAATCTTACCGGTAAGCTCAAGACTCACCTCTGTTCTATTATGGATGGTGTGGGTCGTATCACTCGTGAAGAGGATACGCTGATGATTGATTTCAGAACCGGTATCAATACTGACGCAGGGTGTCGTGTCCCTACCCTTGCAGGTCAGTTTATCGAATTGAAGTGGGACACTGTATATCCTGATACTATCCAATAATGTACGGATTTGATGAACAAACCGGGGCCTCAAGCGGAGGCTCCCGTATCCCTGCAGGTATCACAGAGAATGTGACCCTGAAGGATGTAATCTTTGAACCGCTCAAAGCAGATGGCAGCGGTGATGATGTCCTGAAGTTCTTGTTCAGCGACCCTGTTGGTGGCTCGTTTACCCATATCGAGTTTCCTATTGATGCTGACCGGTTGACCGAGTTGGCTAAAGGCTGGGGTAAGAGTCAGGCGGATGCCGAGTCTTACGTCAAACAGCAGTTCGATGCTCAGGGTGAGCGTATCAAGCACATCCTTTCGTGCTATATCCCCAAGGATAAGTGTGTATTCCGTGCAGCTAACTTCAAAGAGTTTGCTGAGGGTGTCATCAAGATGGTTGGTGATACCTATGTGGATGTGCCTTGCCGTGTCAAGATTGTCTACAAGAAGAACAGTCAATACACGACCTTCCCTAACCGTGCATTCAAGCCATTCATTCAGCCTATGAGTGAGCCGAACCGGTTGGTGATTGATCCCAAGTGGGACATCGTGGAGGCAGCACAACCAGATACTTCTGGTGATGCTTGGGCTGCTAGTGAGTCTACATCTACAGATACGTCTGAGCAGGCTCCCTGGTAATGTATCAGCTCAAGCCTGACCTCACTGCAGAATACATCCTCAGTCAGTACAGTCAGGAGCAAATCATGGAGCGCTACCTTGGTGTTCCTATCAAGCTCCGGCGTAGGTTTCTATCTCCTCTACGTGAGGACAAGAACCCGACCTGTGGATTCTTCTACACCAAGGAAGGCTCGCTGATATTCAAGGACTTTGCTGGCTTCTTTAGTGGTGGCTGCTTCAAAGTTGTAATGCACATTTACAACTGTAGCTTTCACGAAGCACTAGAGATCATTGCAAATGACTTCGGTATAATTGATGGGGTGCGGGTAGAACGTAAAGACTATCCGCACCTCGTCACTTTCCAGCGTCGAGAAACAATCA